AGATGATAATTTCCGTAGTAATCAAATAGATGATTCATTTCAATGGAATATTGTTAATGCCGAAATTAATGGTACTTGTTTAAGTACAGGTATGTTATATGATATCACAACAGTTAATGTATTCAAAAATAAAAATGGTGATGATAGATTATCATATTATGATGAATTAGATGTTTTAACAATAGAAACATTAACAGAAGCCCCTTGTTTAGGTGGATTAAATGCTTTGGATATACCAGAAAATGACTTAAACTTTGGTTTAATATTATAATAAATAAAATAAAAAAAACAAAAAAAAATGATACAAGGAATTAGAATAACAAGTACAAATTTGTCAGGACTTACAGCAAATGTTACTTTTTTACCCACAACTGGTGGAACGTTTAATTTAGGTACTGAAGTAATACCATTTAACAATATTTCGGATTATCCTTACGGAACATACGAATTAGAGGTACCTTCATATGATAGAACATATGAAATAATTGTACCAGCACCGTTAACAGGTCAGAGTGCATATACCCAAACAGTAAGAACTGTTACTGTTGACGGAGGATACCAACCATTCTCAGGTGCGGTATTATCTGAAGTATGGGGAACGTACACAACTGAATATATTACAAATGAAGGAATACCGTCAACTAATATTGTTTTAGCTGAAGGTATTTGTTCTGATGACGTTGACGCAGCATACTTACCTGGAAATATTGGTGGATGGCCAGTAAGTATTAATTCATTTTTAGGTCCATTTATGTCTGGTGGGTTAGCTGGATATCCGTTTGTCGGTAGTGTTGGTTACGGTGCATTTGCGAGTCACGTTACAGGAACTGGAACCTTGTTTGTGACAAGTATGCCACACATTGGTGTAACTGAAGATGGTCGTTCAGGTAGAATGTTACGTAGAGGTAAGGTTGATAGTATAACTGATAATACTTGTGGTGCTGTTGCGGGGGCAATTGACCAAGTTGTAAATGTATTAACTTCAGCTCCAGACCAAAATAATGCACCTTTTAATAATGAAAATTATTCTTTTTGGAAATTAACAGATATTTTATGGCCATTTAAATCAACTTTAAGTGGATTTACAGGAACTGGTGAAGAAATTTATAATAAACAAATGATATTTGCAACAGAAACTATTAGGGATTCAGCGCATGATTATATCATTGCAAATTTACCAGCAGCAACAACTGGTAACACCTCAAATGATGTATATTTTTTAAGTGGTATTTTTATCAATAGTGATGTTAGTACGGGTACAACACAATTTGAATCATATGTTGTTGTTGATAAAGTTAAGAAATATGAATATGGTATTGGTTGGAGTGATATAACTGTTGGTTATATGGCTGGATTACCGATTAACTAAATAAATTAATATTTTAAAAAAAATGCCAAATAATAAATTAATATTACGTAGTATAAATAGTCCATGGGTAACACCATTTAATGATATCACAACTGGTAGTGTTTTGTCTTGGGGTGATGTTGATAATAACTTTATTTATCTGAAGGGTGAATTAATTTATTCAGCATTAACATCTGGTTCAGATTTAATACTAAAAAAAATAAATGGTAACGATTTAACAGTTAATTTAACTGAATTAGGTGGTGAAGGTAATAGATGGCATATTCCATACGGAACCACAGTTGAAGTAAATCAAGATTATCAAAGTTTTATTTATGGTGATTTATATATTGAAGGGTTACTTAAATTAAATGATGGTGCTCAATTAGTAGTATTAAATGGAGATATCATAATGAGTGGTGGTTCAATAAGTGGTAATGGTACCACACTATTAGTTGAATTACCAGAATTTGATACAACAATTACTGGTGGTACTTATGATTCATTAACTGGTGTTGCTACTTTTACAAATAATAGTGGTGGAACATTTAATGTAACTGGATTTGGTGGTCAATTTACTGGTAATACGTCAGCATCTTGTATAACTGAATTATGGGTTTCTAATATACATGGGTGTTCACCAATAACAATACATAATTCAATACAACATATTTCATCAACTGTTTCAAATGATACATCATTCGCATTTGGTGATAGTGTAATTGCGACTGGTACATCATCACATGCTGAAGGTATTAGTACAACTGCAATTGGTGAATCATCACACGCTGAAGGTTATAAAACAACGGCTGGTGGTTATAGTTCACATGCTGAAGGGTTTTTTACAATAGCAATTGGTGATTTTTCACATGCTGAGGGTCAAGGTGCAACAGCTAGTGGTCAAACATCACACGCTGAAGGTATTAGTACAAAGGCGATTGGTAATGGTTCACATGCTGAAGGTGAAGATACAACAGCTATTGGTTTATACTCACATGCTGAAGGTGAATATACAACAGCAATTGGTTTTACATCACATGCTGAAGGTCAATATACTGTTGCTAGTGGTGATTGGTCACATGCTGAAGGTGAAGATACAAAAGCTATTGGTGATACATCACATGCTGAAGGTGGTAATACAACAGCAAGTGGTAGTACATCACATGCTGAAGGTGGTAATACAACCGCTATTGGTGATTTTTCACATGCTGAGGGTAGTGTAACAAGGGCTTCTGGTGAAGCTTCACATGCTGAAGGTTATGTTACAATTGCTAGTGGTACTTATTCACATGCTGAGGGTCAAGGTGCAACATCGAGTGGTTATAGTTCACATGCTGAAGGGTTTTTTACAATAGCAATTGGTGGTGGTTCACATGCTGAAGGTAATAGTACAATAGCTAGTGGTGATTATTCACATGCTGAAGGTCAAAGTACAATAGCTAGTGGTGATAGTTCACATGCTGAAGGCCAAGGTACAACAGCAAATGGTAATCAGTCACATGCTGAAGGTGGTTCAACAACAGCGCAAGGTAATCAGTCACATGCTGAAGGTTTATATACAATTGCGAGTGGTCATCAATCACATGCTGAAGGTATTAGTACAATTGCAAGTGGTACTACATCACATGCTGAAGGTAGTAGTACAACGGCACAAGGTAATCAGTCACATACTGAAGGGTATGGTACAATAGCAGTTGGTGCTGATTCACATGCTGAAGGTAATTCAACAACAGCATTTGGTAGTACATCACATGCTGAAGGTGGTGGTACAACAGCATTTGGTAATGGTTCACATGCTGAAGGTGGTAATACAACAGCAATTGGTGGTAATTCACATGCTGAGGGTGTTAGTACAATTGCAAGTGGTCAAACATCACATGCTGAAGGTCAAAGTACAAAAGCTATTGGTGATAGTTCACATGCTGAAGGCCAAAGTACAACAGCAAATGGTAATCAGTCACATGCTGAAGGTGAAAGTACAACAGCAATTGGTAATCAGTCACATGCTGAAGGTGAAAGTACAATTGCAAGTGGTACTACATCACATGCTGAAGGTGAAAGTACAACAGCAATTGGTCTATCATCACATGCTGAAGGTATTAATACAACCGCAAGTGGAGATTATTCACACGCTGAAGGTGTTTCAACTAGGGCAAGTGGTAGTACATCACATGCTGAAGGTAATAATACAACAGCGAGTGGTCAAAATTCACATGCTGAAGGTTTATATACAATTGCGAGTGGTCATCAATCACATGCTGAAGGTGTTCAAACGACAGCAATTGGTGATTATTCACATGCTGAAGGTTATTTAACAATAGCTAGTGGTACATCATCACATGCTGAAGGTGAATATACAAAAGCAATTGGTGGTAATTCACATTCTGAAGGGTATTTAACATCAGCTTTTGGTTCATATTCACATGCTGAAGGTGAAAGTACAACAGCAATTGGTCTATCATCACATGCTGAAGGTAAGAGTACAACTGCAATTGGTAATTTTGGGTCACATGCTGAAGGTAACGGTACAATTGCTAGTGGTACTGCATCACATGCTGAAGGTGCTTTTACAAAGGCGATTGGTAATGCATCACACGCTGAAGGTGGTTCAACAACAGCGAGTGGTACATCATCACATGCTGAAGGTGAATATACAAAAGCAATTGGTACTGCATCTCATTCTGAGGGTAATTATACAACAGCAATTGGTGATTTTTCACATGCTGAGGGTAATTATACAACTGCAACTGGTAATTATTCACATACTGAAGGTAGTGTAACAAGGGCTTCTGGTGAAGCTTCACATGCTGAAGGTAGTAATACAATTTCAAGTGGTAGTTATTCACATTCGGAAGGTTTTGCTACAACTTCAAGTGGTGTTCAAGGTTCACACGCTGAGGGGTATTACTCAACAGCGTCAGGTAATTCATCACATGCTGAAGGTAATAATACAGTAGCACAAGGTGCTGCATCACATTCTGAGGGTTATTATTCAACAGCACAAGGTAATTCATCACATGCTGAAGGTGGAAATAGCACATTAAGTTCAACAAATGGTAAAGGTGGTTATGCGCTTGGTATAGGTTCACATGCTGAAGGATTATTAACAACAGCTAGTGGTACTTATTCACATGCTGAAGGTAGTACTACGACCGCTGTTGGTAATTCATCACACACTGAAGGGTATTTAACAACAGCATTAGGTGCTTATTCACACGCTGAAGGTGAATATACAAAAGCGAGTGGTTCTGGTTCACATGCTGAAGGTTATCAAACAACTGCTGATAGTTACTCACATGCTGAAGGTTATTTAACAGTAACAATTAATATTGGTTCACATGCTGAAGGTCAACAAACAACTGCTGGTAATAATAACGCACATGCTGAAGGTTGGTATACAACTGCAAATGGTTATTATGCATCGCATGCAGAAGGTTATAAAACAACGGCTAGTGGTAGTGGTTCTCATGCTGAAGGTGGTTTATATATTGTATCTGGTAATCAACATAAAGGTGGTACAGCAATTGGTAATGCTTCACATGCTGAAGGTGTTGCTACAAGAGCAATTGGTATTGGCTCACATGCTGAAGGTGGATTTAATACATCATCAACAACAATATCTGGTGGAACTGCAATTGGTGATGCATCACACGCTGAAGGTGTATTAACAACAGCAACTGGTCAAGCATCACACACTGAAGGGTATTTAACAACAGCAAATGGTGATTACTCACACGCTGAAGGTTATATAACAACAGCTGTTGGTACTTATTCACATGCTGGTGGGGTATCATCAGTGGCATCTGGTTTAGCTTCATTTATACATTCATCAGGTTCAACAGTGACTGGTGCTAGAAGTGTTGTATTAGGTGGTGTTGGAATAACTGGAAATGCAAATAATACTGTATATGTACCTGACTTTGTAATTAAGAAATCAGCGGCAGTACCAACAACAACATCATCAACGGTTGGTGAACTTGGTTCAATAACATGGGATAATTCATATTTTTATGTTAAAACAGCAACTGGTTGGGGTAGAATTGCATTAGATTATGTATTCTAAAAAAATAATAATAAAAATTGAATTTTTTATAAAATATAAAAATATTTATTATTAAAAAAAACGTTATGGCAAAATTAACAGTACAAGAAATCGAAGCAACAAAAGTAATCAGAGCAACATTTGAAAATTCTAAATGGGTGATATTAGTTTCTGATGAAACTAACTATATCTACAGAGTAGAATTTGAAGGTTCTGAATCAGATGATAATACAACTCTTTTAACTAAAACACACGCTGCATTATTAGAGGTTGAAAAGTATGAACCAGTGGTAATACCTCAACCAATCATTAGAGAAGATTTGAATGGGTTAAACCTAGGAAAGTAATTAGTTAATACTATTTATTTTTATTATATCTTTAATATAATAAGGATATGATATACATTAAATTTAATTATAAAACAACATTACCTAGAGAAGCAAATGCCCCATCAGTAACAATTGGTGGGGATTTACTTTTTGAATTCGATGTTACTTTCAATATTGTAAAACCAGAAGGTTTACAAAAAATAAAATCAGTTAAATGTAAAACTGGTGAAACCGTATATGCAAATCTTGCGCAATGGTATACTAACTGGTATATAACAGTTCACCATAATGGTGAATTAATCGCTGAAAATGTTTTTAATCCAGAAAATAAAATAGTTTTTATAAAATTAGATGGTCATGCTTTAGGTGATAATATTGCATGGGTACCTTATATTGATGAATTTAGGAAACAACATAACTGTACTGTAATTTGTTCAACATTTTATAACGATTTATTTAAAAATATTTACCCAAATATTTTATTTGTTGCACCTAACACAAATATTGATAATATCTATACTCAATATTATATTGGTGCGTCTAATGATGGTAATCAAAAGTATTCACCAGTAAAGGTTGATGATGTACCTTTACAGCAAGTTGCATCTTCAATTTTATATCTACCATTGGTTGAAGTAAGACCAGAATTAGAGAATCAATTGCAAAATATAAAATACGATAAAAAATATGTTTGTATTTCTGAATTTGCAAGTCATGAAAAAAAACAATGGAAATACGATGGTGGTTGGCAACAAGTGGTTGATTATTTAAATTCAATAGATTATGATGTTGTTGTTATTTCTAGGGAACCTACTGAATTAAAAAATGTAATTAATTTAACTGGTAATTCACCAATAATAAATCGTGCACAAACATTAATGAATGCTGAATTTTTTATGGGTGTTAGTTCTGGGTTATCTTGGTTGTCCTGGGGTGTTGATACTCATACATTTTTAATTAGTGATGTTACTCAAACGAATCATGAATTCCAATCAAATGTAACTAGAATATCAGCAAATCCAGATTTAATTAATGTGAATTATAATGCACCAAATGTTACCAAACCAGAAACTGTGATAGAATCGATAAAAAAATACTTAGAAAGTAAAAGTTAAAGATATTTATTATAAAAAAGTTTATGGACTTCATGATAAATAAAAACTCTACGTTACCAATAATGAAGCTTGATGTTGTTCAAGATGGGAGGTATGATGTAAAACAAATATATGAATTAATTCAAAATTCAAACATATATTTCTCAATGTCGAATTTAGAAACTGGTGTTAAAGTTATTGGTAAAAAACCAGCATTGTGTTTACCAAAACCATCTGACTGTGGTTATGATGAATATTATATAGGATATAAATTCTCAGAAAAAGAAACAAAAAAACCAGGTACTTATGTTGGTCAATTTACTATTGAATTTTTAGATGGTTATGGTACATTGATTATGCCAATTAGGGAAGAATTATACATACACATTTTAGATGGTAGTATAAAAAAATAATCATTTTTTGTTGCACTTGTCATAAAAATTCCGTAACTTTGTTAACCGTTTGGAAAACGGTTAAAAATAAAATCTAACAGATTTGTTGCATTAATTCATTTTAATACCTAACTTTGTAAAAAAAGTATTTTATGAGTAATGTAAGTTTTGATGTAATCGAATCATTCTTGGAGGGTAGAGACCCTCAAAAATATATAGTAGCTATAGAATCTAGCTATAATGATAATTTTGTTGATTTGGTAATTAATGACCCAGAAACTAGTAAACGAATTGAAAGACATCATTTCAAACCATTTATTTGGATTAAACAAGATGTTGCTAATATTATCTATGGTGGTAATAAAGCTAAGACCAGAGAAAATGCAAAACGTTTTGGTGTAAAAATTAAACCACTTATAATATCAAGTGATGATGGTTTTATTCCAGAAAGAATGGATAATGGATATAAATTCCTTGCTGAAACAACGGAAGGGTTTATGAGTTTAATATTATTCTTCAAAGAAGGTGGTATTGATATTTGGGATGAACATTATCGACCTTTATTTTTAACATTATCACCATCTGAACAATTCTTAATCCAAACTGGTAAAAGACTTTTTAAAGGTATCGATGATTATAATGGTTTGCATAGATTGCAATTTGACTTGGAAACTGCTGGGTTAGACCCTAGCAGACATGAGATATTTCAAATTGGTGTTAAAGATAATCGTGGTTTTGAACTTATTTTAGAAACAAAAGGTGATACACCAAAAGATAGGAGAGAATCTGAAAAAGATAACATAATTACATTCTTTAAAATAATTAATGAGTTACACCCAGATTTAATTACTGCATATAACTCAGAAAACTTTGACTGGCCATTCTTTGAACGAAGATGTGAAAGACTTTCAATTGATTTCGATAAGGTTGTTAAAACATTAAATCCTGGTGCTAAAGTTAAAAGAAAAGAATCTCAGTTAAAATTAGGTCAAGAAACGATTAACTACCAACAAACTTATATGTGGGGTTATAATGTTTTGGATATATCACATGCTGTTCGTAGAGCTCAAGCAATTAATTCAGATATTAAACAATGGAGTTTAAAGTATATCACTAAATTTTCTAAGGTAGCTAAAAAGAATCGTGTGTATGTTCCAGGTGATAAGATTAATTCAACATGGGCTGATACTCGTGATTATTGGTTTAATGATGAAAATGGTGAATGGGGTTTATTAAGTGTTAGTCGAGATGAACTTAATCAGTCTGATTCTATTACAGTGGTTAAAGGTGATTTTATTGTTCAGCGATATTTATTAGATGACCTTTGGGAAACTGAACAAATTGATTACATTTATAATCAGGCATCATTCTTATTAGCTAAGATTTTACCAACCTCATACATGCGAAGTTCAACAATGGGTACTGCTGGTCAGTGGAAACTTATTATGTGTGCTTGGTCATATGAAAATGGGTTGGGTATTCCTAGATTAGAACCAAAAAGAGAATTTACTGGTGGTTTATCTAGGTTATTAAAGGTAGGTTATGCTGGTAAAAATGGTGTTGTTAAGTTTGACTTTGCCGCACTATATCCAAAGGCCCAATTAACTTGGAAAATATTCCCTAGTTTAGATATAACTGGTGTAATGGAAGGTTTGTTAACATATGTTGTTGATAAACGTGATGAGTTTAAATTCTTAACTGGTGAACATAAAGATGAAACAAAAAGGTTAAAAGAATTATTAGAAAAAAATAGTGATAGATTAACACCAGATAGAATTACTAAGGCTAATGAAATGATTAATTCTGAAGCTAAATTAAGTTCTGATTACGATAAAAAACAGTTACCACTTAAAATTCTAGCTAACTCATGGTTTGGTTCCTATGGTGCACCTTATTTATTCCCATGGGGTGATACAGATTGTGCTGAAGAAACAACTTGTCGTGGTAGACAATCTTTAAGATTAATGGTTAGGTTTTTTAAAGGTAAATATAATTTTGAACCTTTAGTATTAGATACCGATGGTTGTAATTTTATCATTCCAGAAAATATTAATGATATTAAATATATTGTTAAAGCTAGTCATTGGAAAACTGAAAAATATACAGCTGGAACTGAACTAATCGGTTTAGATGCAGCATTGGCCGAATTCAATGAAACATACATGGAAGGTAGAATGGGTCTTGATATTGATGATATTTATGATGCATCAATTAATTTCAAAAGAAAAAACTATGCTAACAAAATTGAGGGTAAAGTTAAACTAGTTGGTAATAGTATCAAATCAAAATCAATGCCTACTTATATTGAAGAGTTTATTAATGAAGGTGTTGAATTATTATTAGATGGTAAGGGTTACGAATTTATTGAATTGTATTACAATACAGTAAATAAAATCTATAACTATCAAATACCAGCAATTAAAATTGCATCTAAATCTAAAGTTAAAATGTTATTGAATGATTACAAAAATGTATATTGTAATGGTAAAAATAAAAATGGTAATTCTAAATCAAGGCAAGCCCATATGGAGTTAGCAATGAAAGAAGACTTGAAAGTTGATATTGGTGATGTAATTTATTATATTAATACTGGTACAGCTAAATCACATAGTGATATTAAAGCTGTTAAAAATAAAGAAACTGGTGCTATTGAGGTTGGGTTTAATTGTCAATTAATACCTCAAGAACAAATTGAAAGTAATCCAGATTTATTAGTTGAAGATTATAATGTTGCTAAGTATTTAGAGGCACTAAATAAGCGAATAGAATCACTTTTAGTTTGTTTTGATACCGATATTAGGGATAGGATTTTAATTGGCTTAGAAAAGGATAAAAAGACAAAGGTAAATAAACTACAACAAAGAAGTGTATTCACCGAACTTGAATGTAAATTAGTTTCTGGTAAACCATTGGACCCAAGTGACCAAGATGATTACGAAGAAGATTTAATGAAAATGGAAGACCGTGAAATAAAATTCTGGATGTCTGTAAATAAATTACCAAATTTTATTGAAGAAGATAAGTGGTTAGAAATGACTGAAGATTATGTTGAGCGAATGAGAATTGCAAAAGAAGAAGGTATTGAATCAGAAAAGAAAGAAGTTCTTGATTTACTTAAACGACTTGAGGTGAATGATTATAAACGAATGAAAAATTATAATAAATTACCAATAAAGTTAGATTCTTTAATTTATGTAACAAATGAATACATAATGTCTAAAAAATGGGAAGAACCATTGTATCCATCAATAACCATATTTGATTATGAAGATGATGCAAATGAAAGAGCATTATGGTATACTTCAGTTGAAAATGGTGCTGATAACACGTATGATATGTGGTTAGATTATAAAGCTGAAATTGAGGGTATGTCTGGTGAAACAATGGAAAAAGAACTTAGGGATTTGGGGTCAACCATATATAATGAAGAAGTGTATAAAGAGCATGAGGAATATATGAATGAAGAATTTCCACCTAGTGAAGATAAAATTTCGATTGATGACGATGGTAATGATTGGAACTTCTAAAAACAAAAAAGGGACTATTAAGTCCCTTTTTTTATTTCATATAGAATCCCATTGGTCTGAATTTTAAAGCTCTGTTTAAATATTCAGCTTCATTTGCGGCTCTTTCTAATTGACTTGTACTTGATAATCTTTTTAGTCTTTCGTCTAACCTTTCTAGGACTGCTTTCTTTTCTTCATTACCTTCAGATAGTAATGAATCATAATCCATTGTTCTTTCAGCTTCTGGGGGTCCTACAAGACCACCAAATTTACCTCTAGTTCTACCTAATGCTCTTTTTGCTTCAGCAACAAATAATTGACGTATTAATGTTTTTGTTGGTTCGTTGAATTTAGTATAATCTAATTTAGCTAAAGGAACATCGTTTGGTGATGTGATAATGTCTGGGTTTGCTAATCTACATTCTTCTGGGTTATCAGTATCATAATAATAATACCAAACTTGACAACCAGTTAAGTTGATTCCACCACCAACACCTTGATTACCAACAGCACCACCAAAACTAAATTTTGAACCTGGTGTGCTTAATAAATGTAATAACCTAGTTCCATCTGGACCTTTAGTTATTTTATAAACTAATTCACTTCTAAGAATTCTATTTTTTAAATTCATATCAGATGCGGTCAATAGGATATCATATGCTGGTGCGATAAAATAACCACCCATACCAGCGCCACCCATACCAGCACCCATTCCACCACCACCAGAACCCATTTGAGCGAATCCACCACCCAAACCATAGTTAAGACCACCATAGTTAGCAAATAATGCTCTATCTGTTGTTGGTGGGGTTACCCATAGTACTTCGTTTACTTCTCTACCAGCTGGTATTTGATAAACTTGTCTACCTGGTTCAATATTTATATAATCTTTTTTAAGTTCCCAGGGGCCTCTAGTTTGTAAACCAACTTGTTTTGAATATGCATATGTGTATTGTGTTGAGAAATCTAAAGTTCTAACACTTAATGCAAAAGCCATGTCAATTGTGTCAACATCTTTCCCTAAAAAAGAAGACCATTGGTGTTCAATTAACCACTCTTGGGTATATTGCGCATAATCCTCAATAGATATTTCAAGTAAAACACAAAGTTGGTCATCGTCAAGTTCAACTTTACGATTAGGCCAACCCATAGATACTCGAAATTGTTCAAATATCTTTAATTTATCTTCTTCAATTAATGACATAAAATATTATTTAATAATAAATATCAAATAATTCGTTAATCAGTCAATTAAGCGTTTAAAAATTTTAAAGTTAATTCATATGCTTGACCAATTGTTTTAAATGATGAATCTGGTGCTAATAATGTTTTGTTTACCAGTACTACTGGGACTGATTCATCACCAGTTAATTCAAATACTTTATTTATTTCTTTTTCATTTTCATCTAAAGTAACGTCAACATAAATATATTCGATACTATTTTCATCATACATACCCTTTAATTCTTGACAATAAGGGCAATCATCATATCCGTATAATTTTACCATTTTACTCATTTTTATCTTCTATTATATAATCTACTATTTCATCAACTGCTGTAGAATTATTATCATTTCTTGACATAATCTGATTGATTATGCTCTTTTTTCTATTTAATGTGTGCCACATTTTACTAACAATTGTATCTTCAAATAAATTATAGTAAACAGTAACGTTGTTTTTTTGACCTATACGGTAACTTCTATCCTCAGCTTGTTCTGAGTTACCTGGAACCCAATCAAATGAATTAAACACAACATATGTTGACCTAGTTAAAGTAATTGCAACCCCAGCCGATATGATATTTCCAATGAACACCATTGGTCCACCTTCCAATTGAAATTTATCAACAGATTTTTGTTTTTCTTTTTCATTCATTTCACCATAATGAATAACACAATTATTACCGTAATGTTCAGCTAAAGCTTTTAATTCATCAGTAAAACAAGTGAATATAACCACCTTGTGCCCTTGTTCAATTACTTCATCAACTAAATTAATAGTTTCTGCAATTGTTTCCATAGCGATATATTTTCTTAGTAAACCAAGTTCAACTAAATCTCTTTGAATACTACCCTTTTTCTTTTGTTTTTTTCTTTCAATTAAATAATCTTCCCAAAGTGAATCATATTCTAATTGTTGTTTATTTGACATTTTAAAATAGTTTGGTACTCTGATTTTATCTGGCATATCCAGAACCTCATCTTTCATTCTACGTAATAATAGATTTCTAGTTTTTATTGATAATTCATCTAGATTTGACGCACCATTTGTTAACCAAATTTTCCTTTTCTTTTTATTTTTAAGTGTTTGTGTAATTTGTCTACCCTCACAATATCTTTGTACATAAAATTTCCAGTTATCAACTAGTGGTGATTTAATTAATTTCAATAAATTATAAAAATCCATAGGTCTATTAGCTACTGGTGTACCTGATAATAACCAAACTCTTTCAATTCCATAGTCAACACATATTTCAGTCATTATAGCACCACGAATACTTTTATGGTTTCTTAAATTATGTGCCTCATCAATAATACATAAATCAAATTTAGCATTAACCAAATCCCTAATAGGTGGCATGCCGTCATTCTCATCGTCTTTTAATGTATGAAAATTCTTTAGAATATCAAAATTAATTATGGTAAATTTAGCATGTGACCATCTTGAGCCACTAATTATTGTAATATCTTCTTCTTGGTAAAAATTAATTTCCCTTTGCCAATTTATTTTAGCTGATGAAGGACATACTATTAATATTTTTTTTGCACCACATTCAATAGCTGAAATTACAGATTGCAATGATTTACCAAGACCCATGTCATCAGCTAATATCGCACCATTTCTACTTAATAAAAATTTAACCCCAGATTTTTGGTGCTCTAATATTTTTCTACCAACCTTACCTTCTGAGTCAACGAATTGGTCTAGTTTTTCATATTTTTCAAAATCAACTTCAACATCGTTTTCTATGAAATAAGGGTCATCCATAACTTGAGTTTTAGGTAAAAAATACATTCCAGATTTTTCTTGTTTTCTAGTTAATTTACCATACACATGGTATGTTTTTTCAGAATCGGCCAACATAAACTCAATTAATATTCGTTCTGGTTTGAATGGTAATTTTTCTTGTTGTTGTAATGATTCACCAAGGAATTCACTTATATTAACAACTTTATTAACCAACATTGGTTCTAGGTCATAATTATCTAATATGTATTTACTTTGAGCTTCAGTAAGTGTTACTTTACCATCGTTCAAAAGTTTGTTTTTCATTTTTTTTATATATGGATTTTTACCTTCATAATCCCTTAATCGAGATATTGCGGAATAACCACCTATGTCTTCTAAATTTATCAATTTTCATGTTCTTTAATTTAATTGTTATTTGTATTAAAGAAATACTACTAAATATAATGATTTTTAAATAAAAATCAAGATTAAATCAACCATTTATATTATTGTAAATATTTATCTAAAAAACATATGGGAAGACCTAGGATAATACCGATAAATAGAAACCAAAAATTCTTTAGTAAAGAAGATTTTGACCTTGAGATTTCTTTTGGTAGAGAGGCTATTGAAGATGATGGTAATTTTACTGTTATACTTTATCGTGTTGATAGAACTTTAACATCATCTGATGATGTTTATGGTGAATCTGGAATTGATGGTATTAGATTTTTACCACCAATTGAATTACGTGTTGTACCAATTATGGCTGAGCCAGAAAATAAAACTTATAATAGTGGTTCTGGTTCATTAAGATATTTACAAGATGGACAATTAACATTTGGTATATATGATGCCCAACTTGCTGAAATGGATATTGAATTAAGTTTTGGTGATTATGTTGGTTATGCTGTGAATGAAAGTGAAATAAGATATTTTAACGTTGTTAATGATGGTAGAAAGAACTATGATAACAAACATACAATTTTAGGATATAAAGGTGCATTTAGAACTGTACTTTGTGCTCCAATTGATTATAACGAATTCCGTGGAATATAAAAAATAAATTAATAAAATTATGGTACCTAAGGGATTTAGAAAAGATATAAGAATTACACCACAACCGATTGGTTTTGGTCAAAGGCAAGATATATTAGATGATATATCTAGGAAAGGTACGTTCCTACCTAGAGGTGTTATGTATGAGGATATGGATTCAACTTTTATTGAATTTATTGAAAAAGATTTATCAATAACTATTGAAGGTGATAAGGTCCCAATATTATTCTTAACACTTCAAAGGTGGTCAGAATTTAGTCAATCTTGGCAATTTGCTGATAAGTATAAAGACATTAAAATGCCATTCATAACGATTGTAAGACAACCAAACCCACAAGTTGGTAGAAACCAAGCTGGGTTGTTTAATATACCTGGTAGAAGAACTTACACTTACATGAAAATACCAACTTTTGAAGGTGGTAGAACTGGTGTTGATGTTTATAAAATACCGCAACCAACTTCAGTAGATTTGACTTATGAAGTCAGATTATTTTGTAATAGAATGAAAGATTTAAATAAATTAAATCAACTAGTTCAAAAAACTTTTCAATCAAGACAATATTACATTAGGGTAAATGGTCACCCAATGCCAGTTCATTTAGAAGATATTGGTGATGAAAGCAATATCGATGATTTTGAAAACAGAAGATTTTATGTACAACCTTTTCAGATGGTTTTATATGGATATATATTAGATGAAGATGATTTTGAAGTAATACCAACAGTTAATAGAGCATTTGTTGCTACTGAGGTTGAAGGTCAAATAAGTAAGGTTAGATTTAAAGTTTTACCAAGTGCAGCTGATGATAGTGTAACTTATAATTTTGTATTTCAAAGAGGTTCAAATTCAAGTCAAAATGTTAATAATTTTACATTTACATCTGATTTTGATTCTGAGTTTTGTGAAATAGATAATTTAATTAATATTTCAAACATTCAAATTAAAGTTAACAATGTCATTATATTTAATGGTACTCAAATAGTAGAAAAATTTATAATTAATAAATGGGACAATGTGACCATAATAATAACTAGAACTGATAATTCAGGTAATAGTACATTTAGTTTAAACGGAAATTCAATAAATGGATAGTTGTTCACAAGGAAATATAAATATAAATAAAACATTTATAATTAGTAGTACACCAGTTGTTCCAGTATTACCATGTAGTGCAGTTACAACTAATATCATGTTTAGTTGTGATGGTTCAAATACTTTTACATTTAGTGGTAATACAATAACACCATACAAAAGTATTATACCTAATGTTGATAATACTTTAGATATTGGTAATGCATCTAAAAGGTTTAGAAATGTAAACACTGTTAGTGGTACTTCAACAATTTGGACTTCAACTATTCAAGTTATTACACCAGAAATTAACCTTGGTTATGATACTATTAATAATGAAAGGGTTATAGATGCAAATAATTCTATAATATCTGGTGATATTTTAATTGGTGGTATTTATTAAATAAAATAAAAAATGGCAAATAGAGAAGTTAGATTAATCACAAAAAATAGTTCAATAGTTGATAGGCCTTTACCGAGCTCATTATTAGCTGGTGAGGCAATAGTAAATACTGCTCAAGGTATTGTGTTTTTTTCAGGTGTTACACAATCTACTAATAATTGGGTACCATCTAGCGATGCTAATTTTTTTGAAGTTGGTTCTAATTTATATAATTTAAAAATTAGAAATAAAATAGTATCGTATGGTGAAATGAATGATTTATCTGGTAAATTTTTATCTGGTACAACATCTGGATTTTCATTGGCAAATATTTCCGATATTAAGGGTTTTGATACTTTTTTAACAGGAGGTACTTATTATAGTGGTACTACAACTTTTAAAAATAATACTGGTGGTACATTTACGATATCTGGTTATAGTACTGGGTATACATTAACGGATACTAAAATAGTTGACGCATTAGGTTATACACCTTTAAGTGCATATACTGATACTTTTTTAACTGGATTTACATATCAAAATACCACCAATACTTTAGAAATAACATTAAATGATGGTTCAATATTTAATACATCAATAAATGAAATGAGTGGTATGACTTTTAATGGGTCAGTATCAGCGACAACATATTATGGTGATGGTTCAAATTTAACTGGAATAAATGCAACTGAAGTAACTGGATTCACATTTAATACTTCAAATTATGAATTAGGGTTGGGGCAAAATAATAATAATAACTTTACGGTAGATTTAAGTATCTTGTCTAGTGATATGACAATTACTGGTGGTACTTTTGATTCAAACACAGGTACTGCTACATTTACAAATAATAGTGGTGGTACATTTGATGTAACTGGTTTTTTAACTGGATTTACTGACATATATACAACTGGTGCAACTTATGATGATTTAACTGGTGTAGCAACATTTACACGTAATGATGGAAATAATTATACATTAAGTGGGTTGTATACTGGTTCTACATATATTATACCAAATTTACAAGAAGTAACAGATAGTGGTAATACTACTACTAATGATATTATAGTTGATGCTGGTGGTAATTATGTGAGTTATATTACACAAAGTTCTATCGGTTCATCGTATTTATTAACCTATTCTGCTCAATTAAGTGGTAATGGCTCTTTGAGTTTGGTTTCTATAGGTGGTGGTGGAACTGGTGTTTTAACTTCGACCCTTGTACCTTCCCCTAATGTAGTACAATTAGAATTTCCTAATAAACAAACTGGTAGTTATACCATTGCAACAATTGATGATATACCAACTGATAAATTTGTCACAGGATTTACAAACAATAATAATGTATTTACTATTTCAGATAATGCTGGACAAGATTATTCAACTAAATTAGATATTTTAACTGGTTTAACAATTAATGGTGCTTTAAGTGTAACTGGTAACACATCGTCAGACCTGGTTAAAATAACACAATTAGGTACTGGTAACGCTTTTGTTGTTAAAGATTCAAACAATCCAGATAACACACCATTTGTTATTGATAATAATGGTTTTGTTGGTATTGGTTTTGAAAACCCTAGTGTTTTTAACTCTAGATTACTATCGGTTGGTACATCAAATGGTGAATCTGGTGTTAATGGTATTGGTTTTGGTAATCATGGTGTTTTGGGTAAATCTGAACTTGGTTATGCTGGGTTGTATGGGTTAAATTCAGCTGATGGAGCTGGGGTTGGTATTGGAGTTTATGGTCGTGCACAAACTGCTTCTGAATCATATATTGGTCAAATATGGATTGGTGGGAAATTTGAAGCGGTTGGTGATGGTGAGTTGAATTATTCAGTTCAATTATTAGATGGTACTGAAGGTATTAATAAAGTGTTAGTTTCAAAATCATTGGACGGTAAAGCAAATTGGAGTAGTGTATTGAGTGGGTTAACTTATGTTTATAGTAATTCTATATCAACCACAACAATTTCAGCAACAACATATCAGAATTTACCACTAGATGTTTTTGTAACGGGAGGTACATATAATTTTACTGGTGACACATTAACATTAAATAGAAATGATGGTAATAATATACAAATAACTGGATTTACATATGAAAGACAAAGTAATTATGTTTATCCGTATCATTATTCAGGTACAGCACCGTTAGGTTCCTTAATATCATCAAATAACTGGATAATAAAAAGAGTTGATTTTACAACACCAGGTTCACCAATAACACTTTCAGCTATTGGTGCTTGGGATAATAGATATACATTAACATATTCATAAAAAATAAAATAAAATGGAAAGAAAATTTAGTTTTGTAATTAACTGCACAGACGCTGACAATTACGCTTTAGTATGTTCAAGTTGGAAATTAGATAATGAGGGTAACCGAATTGACCAACAATCTGAAACAAAAACACAAATTAGTCTTGAAGAGACATTTATTGAACAAAAAATATTCGTTGACAAATGGCTTTAAAATATCCTTTAGCAAATGGTAACTGGTCTACTGCCGCAAATTGGAATGGTGGTACTGTACCAGTACTTGGTGACGATGTAAGAGCGAATGGTTTTACTGTCACAATAGATGTTGATATAGACGTGTTACAGATAGCGACTGTTGCATTAGCACCCGCTGCGGCTGGGGGTACTTTTTCTGTGAGTACTAATTGTAATATAACAGCCAACATTAATGCGGGAACCACAAGTTGTTTAACATCAACGAGTGGTATAATTGTAACCGTTATTGGTAACATTAATGCTGGTAGTAACAATGTGATACATGGTATAAGTTTTACTAATGCGGGTTCTATTTTAAATGTAACAGGTAATGTTGTTGCTGGTAGTTCTGTAAATAATCAGTCTGGAATTAATTCATCAGGTACGGTTAACTTTGTTGGGAATGCAACTGGTTCCGCAACTGGTTTTGGTTCTTCAGCAATTAATATAAATGTAGGTGGTGTACTAAACTTTACAGGAACTGCTAC